TGTATCCACTGTGACAGCCGCATGGGCAAGTAAAAGATTAGCGTTTGCGAGGAAAGAAAAACCCGAAAAAATTCTTATTATTGCAAACAAACTTGATACTTCAGTTGAATTTGCAAACAAAATTCGTAGTTTCACTGAACAATGGCCATCTTGGGTTGGAATTGGGTTTTCAGCGGAAAAAAATTCTGCAAGACATTTCAAATTGTCAAATGGGTGTGAAGTAAAAGCCGTTGCAACTTCGAAAGACGCACTTAGAGGTTACTCACCCACAATCCTCATTTTTGATGAGGCGGCCTTTATTGACGCAGACAGTGATTTTTGGGCAGCTTGTATGGCATCTTTGTCTACTGGTGGTAAAGTCGTTGTTATCTCAACACCAAACGGATACGACCCCATTTACTATGAGATTTACGACCAAGCACTACGTCGGATGAATGATTTCAAAATCACGGAAATGTATTGGTATCGAGACCCAAGATACACAAGAGACTTGTACATGGTAAAAACTTCTGATATCGTGCATTTTTTGTTGAATAAGGAGGAATATCCCCAAGACGCAATTTTAGATTTATCAAATGAGGACAGAAAAGAACGTCAATTAACAACCCTACACAAATACATTGAAGAAGGCTACAAACCATGTTCTTCTTGGTTTGAAAGTATGGTAAAAAAATTAAAGTACGACAGACGTAAAGTCGCCCAAGAATTGGAATGTAATTTCTTAGGTTCGGGAGACAACGTCTTTGATTCTCAAATGCTTCAAACCATACAAAAAAATGATGTAAAAGAACCCGAAGCTAAACTTGTGGGTGGACAACTATGGATTTGGAAAGAGCCCGAAAATGGTCACAAGTATGTAATGGGTGTTGATGTTTCTCGTGGAGATTCTGAAGATTTTTCTTCAATCGAAATCATAGATTTTGATGCACGGGAACAAGTGTTGGAATTCGTAGGAAAAATTCCACCCGACACTTTAGCGGAAATTGCATATAAATGGGGTATGATGTATAATGCTCTTTGTGTAACTGATTTGACTGGAGGTATGGGTGTTGCGACATCAAGAAAACTTCAAGAGTTGGGGTATGAAAATTTCTATTACGACGGGGTAGACATGGTGAATAAATGGAAATATGACCCGAGAATAAAAGAAAAAATTCCTGGTATAAATTTTAACAACAAAAGGGTCCAAATTATTGCATCTTTTGAAGAAGCAATGAGACACGATTTCAAGATTAGGTCTACAAGACTCGTCAATGAAATGGGTACTTTTGTATACATAAACGGCCGACCTGACCACCAAAAAGGACATCATGATGACTGTATAATGGCAATATCAATTGCCATGTATGTCGCCGAAGCCGCGTTTCCCTCTTTAGTAAAAGTAGTAAACCACACAAAGGCGATGTTGAATTCTTGGTCTACTGTTGTAACGGAAAATAAAGATAAATCTGAATATTTTAATCCTGCAATTCCCGTATCTAATCCTGGTGGACAGAATCAATTCAAAAACTATACTGCAACAAGAAATGATTATGAGAAGTACGGATGGTTATTCGGAAGGTAAAACTATTTATATTAAACTATAGTTTTTTAAGTTTAGTCGAGAATGGATAATAGAAGTCTGACGGTTTGGCAAAGGTTGACAAGAGCCTTAGGTCCTGACGCACTAATGAATCAGGATTTTCCTGTTTACAAGTTAGATAAAAAAGAACTTCTCAGAACCACCGACAAGGCGGAATACGAGAGAGAAAAACTCCAAGCCAAACAATCTTTTTACTTAGCAAATCAATTTGCTAAAGTTGAAAACAACCTCTACACTCAAGCAATTTATTATGAGCCAAACCGTTTGGCTTCATATTATGATTATGAGTCGATGGAGTATACTCCTGAAATTTCTGCTGCACTTGATATCTATGCCGAAGAAAGTACAACCCCCAATGAGGACGGTACTATCCTTCAGATTTACTCAGAATCCAAAAGAATTAAATCGGTTCTTGAGGATTTATTTTACAATTCTTTGGATATCAATACTAACTTACCAATGTGGACAAGAAACACTTGTAAGTATGGTGATGATTTTGTATACATGAGATTAGACCCCGAAAAGGGTATCATCGGTTGTCAACAACTTCCTAACATCGAAATCGAAAGATTCGAGCAGGGGTTATCTACCCGAAATGCATCGGTTGGTGTTCCAAATAAATCTGACGACAAAGGTCTTCGATTTACTTGGAAAACTCAAAACATGGAATTCCAACCTTGGGAAATTGCCCACTTTAGATTGTTAGGTGATGACAGAAAACTACCTTACGGTACATCTATGTTGGAGAAATCTCGTCGTATTTGGAAACAACTTTTGTTGTCCGAGGATGCGATGTTAATCTACCGTACATCTCGAGCTCCTGAAAGAAGAATCTTCAAGGTTTACGTTGGAAACATGAATGATGATGATGTAGAGGCTTATGTACAACGTGTTGCCAACAAGTTCAAAAGAGAACAAATCGTAGATTCTAAAACGGGTAATGTTGATATGAGATTCAACCAAATGGCGGTTGACCAAGATTATTTTATTCCAGTAAGAGACCCGGCACAACCGAGTCCAATTGACACTTTACCTGGCGCACAAAACTTATCGGAAATTGCCGATATCGAGTATATTCAGAAAAAATTGGTTACCGCACTGAGAATTCCTAAAGCGTTTTTGGGATTTGAGGAAACTGTAGGCGATGGAAAAACTTTAGCACTCCAAGACATTAGATTTGCAAGAACTATTAACAGAATTCAGAAATCTATGATTCAGGAGTTGAACAAGATTGCTATTGTTCATTTGTTCTTGTTGGGATTCGAAGAGGAAATTTCTAACTTTACCTTAGGTCTTACCAATCCTTCGACTCAAGCCGACTTATTGAAAGTCGATATTTGGAAAGAGAAAGTTTTACTTTATCGTGATTTGGTTTCAGACCCTGGTAATGGAATTCAACCAGCATCATCTACGTGGGCCAAGAAACACATATTCAACTGGTCAGATGATGAAATTCGTACAGATTTACTTCAACAGAGAATGGAGAGAGCAATTGGTGAAGAACTCAAAAACACTCCAACAGTTATCAGTAAAACAGGACTATTCGACCAATTGGATGCGTTGTATGGTAACAAACCTGGAGAAGGTGCACCACAGGCACCTCCAGGAGAAACTACTGAGCCTGCTGCCGCAGCCTTTGGCGGTGGAGGTTTTGATTTGGGAGGTCCTGAATTAGGCGGTGAGTTAGCGGGTGGTGAGCCTGAAGCTCCACCTGCAGAGGGTGAAGTAGCTCCACCAGCACCTGAGGAAATCACACCCGAATCGGTAAAAAACAAAGATATGAATCTTTTAATTGAGAATGATTTGTATGGAAAAAAATATTTGAATTTGGGAGTTGCTCAACAAAAGTTGGGTAAAATAGAAGAAGAGTTGGACAAGTTGTTGAATTCCTAATATTTATTAGTGAATAAATACGACCACATGACCTTCGGACAAATCAAATCAATCATCGAAAAAAATTTGGTAGAATCCTACAAAGATTCCTCTACCTTCAGAAAAACTCTCAAAGAGTTCAAACACAACGTGCTCAAAGATAAGTCTTTTTCAAAGATTTACTCAATCTATGACGACCTTTCTACCCCTCAGAATTTGTCTGAGAGTGATGCCAGAGAATTCTTAGATGAATCACTTACTGTTATCAGACACTTTTTGAAAACAAGTAACCTTCCGAAAAACGGTCAACAAGGAAAAAACTTATACGAGGACATTGATAATTTGGTTTATTTTGACAAGGTAGATATTAAAGAAAGAGTTGAGTCAAAAAAAAGAATTATCAACACACTTATTAGTGGAAAAAAGGGAATAAAAGAATCACCAAAAATTTCGCTTAAGTCGATGGTGTCAATTGCTAACAAAACACTCAATAATTACATTGAGAACTTGGACGAATCAACTAAAAAAGATTTGTTTCATGTTATCGCGTCCAAGAATGAAGAATTAGAAACAGAGTTCGAAAGTCTTAAAGAGTCAACCGTTTCTAAATTGAAAGAAGTTTTGTTAAAAGAAGAAGATTCAAGTATCAAATCCAAAATTACAGAAACAATAGAAAAAATTGAATCCGAAAAGTTCGACCAAATCAATTATGTGAGGTTGAGAAAATTGGACGAATCTATTCTTCTTGATTCTTGAATTTTTCAACGTACTTGGCTTTAAGCTTTTG